GGCAAGGCGGTCGCGCAAACGACTTTGATCACGTTGGACATCGTTCAAAACTCGGTAGTGGGTTTGTGCACTGGCGGAAAGTCTTTGTTCCAATGCCAGGCGCTTATCCTGCTCGGCTTGCTGCTGAGCAGCCGCTGCCTGGGCCTGTTGGTTCAGACCGTCGACATGCAGGCGGGCTTGCCGCTCCAGCTGCTGACCGTAGCGCCAAGCCTGGACTTGCCAGGCCAGCGCGCCAGTACTGCCAGCCAACACGGCCAGCAATACACCGTTGGCCAGCAGCCGATACGACGTGGGGATCAAGCCTGCGAGGCTCATAGCACCGCCCTCGCCCGCTCCCACAGCTCCAGCCGATCCGCTAAGCCATTGAGGCCGCCATTGATCTTGCGAGTGATGGCCTCGAACTCGTCTCGATCTGCCAGGGCATTCAACTCGCGCACCCACCAGAACCATGCGGCCGACTCGGCGGCCCATTGCGGCAGCTCGAGCAGCTCAGGCGTGCGAAGCAATCGCTCGTCGCCAAACAAGGCCAGGCTGCAGCGCAGGTAATTGTTGCGCCCTGTTATCTGAATCAGACCGCGACCGCGATAGCGTTGGCCATCGCCATCTGCTGCAGGTGTGTTACCCAAATCCGGGGTAGTTCACCTGTTCACCTCAGTTCACTAAGCTGGTGAACTGTTCGCTAACGCTTTCCCGCGGGTTTCCGACCCCGTACCCCTCGGATAACCCCAGGGTCCCCGGTGGTTTTCCGCGCTCCGGACCGGTGCATCACCCCTGTTCACCTTTGGCAGGCGGCACTTCGCAGACACCCAGCCGCTTGGCAGCCCAGCGTTCGTACAATCCGATAGCAACATCGGCGCCGGCCATCGCGGTCAGGCAGCCCAATGAGCCCGCCGTCCAGATCGACATGCCGGCGGCGATCATCAGCATCATCGCCGACACGCCGCAGACAATGCAGGCACCGGATCGCAGTGCCAGGCGCCGTAACAATGCCCAGCCCCGCGCTCCGTCCTTGTCAGCTCGCCACATTTCACCGGACACGCCGCCGACCAGAGCCAGGACGATCACTAACCAAATTGGCATTTCTGCCAGTGCTTGCTGCTCACTTGTCATAAATCATCTCAATTAGGTGCCGAAATTTATTGAATTATCAGGAACTTGCCCCCATGTGTTTGCAGCGCACTCACGACGAGTGCCTTCAAGAAGGAAAGCACCATGCCAAGCGCTTCAGATCTCTCAAACATGAAAAGGCTTGCCGGAGAAATAGATCAGGCCAACAGACGTATCGCTGAAAACAACAGAAAAATCGCCAACGAGAACGTGGTTATTGCTCGCAAAACACAGGAGGCACACCAGGTATTGGCTAGGCAACAAACCAGCAGTACGGCTTCTCAATTGCGCAGCATCCAAACTGCGCTTGACCAGTGCCATCGCAATATCGCCGGCCACTCTCAGCGGAGTGCACAAGAGCAATCGACAATCGCCAGGAAAACGGCTGAATACAATCGATATGCCTCTAAACCTTGATATCTAATAGGTTTAACGACAGAGGTGAGGCGGACTCAAGCTCCATCCGCCCACCTTTCGGTACGCAATCCCGTCATAACTGAATTGTTTTTCAGCTGGATTAATGCGGTATTCCGCTCGATCCACAAACTTCGGCGCGGGCTCCTTGGATGCACAAAAAAACCAGCACATGGCTGGTTTTATTTGAAAGATGCCTGCCGCTCTCTGCGGTCGCACCTATCGAAGATGACTACTTTTTACAGGTGGATTCCGGTGGCAGCAACCCCACTTTAATGCCACACGGTGAATATGTGGGGAACGCAGGGTGAACGCCTAGGCAATGTCGGTGAATACACCACCACGGCTATCTGTTGCTGTTGCGTTGTCCCATTTGTCCCACCTTTCAGAATCAAAGTGGGACGCCTGAGAGCGCCTAAATTCGGGGCTTCGCCCCACTGTCCTACTGTTTTATCTTCTTTCTCGTGTAAAGAAAGGAATTGAATAACACGCGTGCGCGCCACGGGCGTGTGCTGGTGCCCGCTTCGCTCACATGGGCGGGAGGCGCCAGCAGGCGGGACAGTGGGACAGCCCAACAACGACAAAGCCCGCGCTTGTCCCACTACGTTAAATCGCAGCGGGACAAGGCGAGCCAGTGGGACAACAGCTACCGGAGTCGTGCCTGGGGTCACGCAGCCTTCCCCATCAGCATGCCGGCGATGCACAAATGCGCCTCATGCAAGCGCTGGTAATACGTGTCGCGACTACAACCGCAATGGGTGTACTTCTGAGACAGAAAGCTCTCGTGATTGCAGTAATGCTCCCACACCACCACCGACAACTGCGGTGGAAGGTGTTTGTTCACGATCAGCTCAATATCCGCCGATTCATCCAGCAGCACCCGACTGCCGCGAGTCCCCCGAATCAACTCCCCTTTGCACTCCATCAGCATGGCGATCATGTTCCCGCCGCTAGGTCCACCGGAGGACGCGGTCACCGGAGAATGCAGATCCTCGGCCCAAAGCTTGAGCATTTCATCAATTCGCTTAATCACCGAAGCAAGGCTCCTCGATCGGTTCCACTTTCAACGCCGAAGCGCCACCCCAACCTGCCGGCTTCTTGTAAGCCCAAGGACGCTGCCCACTTTTCGCCAACGCAGGCATCCGTGTCCGTCGCCATCCAAGCCGGTGCATACCGGGCCGGCTTCGCCGCATGGAAGCGCAGAGCGTGGAAGCACGCCGTACTCATCAATCAACTAACGGAGGCTGACGTATGAGCGCCGCCGAGAAAATAGACTTTCAGATCACCCCAGCCGCATGGTTCCGCCAAGATTTGCTTTATCCAGTATTCGGACTCAGCACGGAAGCTGTCCGCAAGTATCGTTCTCGCGGGCTGTGGCTGGAGGGCAAGCACTACCGTACGGACCCCGCCAATGTGCTGGTTTACAACAAGGAAGCAATAGAGAAGTGGATGGCAGGTCAACCATGAGTGACAAGATGCCCACAGGCGTTGAGATGAACGGCAAACAGCTGCGCATCTGGTTCATCTTCAATGGCCAACGATGCCGAGAACCATTGGAAGGGATCTCGAAAGTAAACAAAGCTGCGATCGCCTATGCCGACAACAAACGCCGCACCATCCTTGCGGAAATCAAAGAAGGCCGCTTCGACTACGCGGCCCACTTTCCGAACTCGCCCAGGGCTGCCATGTTCACGGGAACTGGCGGTCCCTCCCTAAAGCGCACCGTACAGGAAGGCATTGATCGATGGCTGGAGGTTCAGCGGGCGCTTAAAGCCTCCAGCACCGTCGTCAACTACGTTAGCAAGGCCGGCCACGTCGAGAAGAAATTCGGCAAGCGTCGGATCGTCGACATCAACAAAAGCGACATTGAGTTGTTTCAAGCGCAGTTGCTCAAGCAAGGGCTGGCCCCGAAAACAGTGAACGATATTTTCACCGTCGTCCGCGGGGTCTGGGCTGACGCCTTCGGCGACGGCATTCTGAAAGCCAACCCGCTTGATCGGATCAGTAACGTCGGATCGGACGCCGACCTGGAGCATGCAGACCCCTTCAGTCGCGCGGAAATCGAATTGATCAGCAAAGCGGATCCGGACCGGCGAGCTGATAGCCGGATGATTGAGTTCAACTGTTGGGCTGGACTGTCCCTGTCCGAACTGATCGGGCTCGCTGTAGAAGACATTGACCTTGAAGCCGGCCTGGTACACGTCCGCCGGGCATTGGTTGTCGGCGAATTTAAAGTCCCCAAAGAACGGTCGAGGGTTCGAATTGTCGAGCTTATCGACCCAGCCCTTGAACTGATGCGGGAAATCGTCTCTGCCGCCAAGGACGCTCCCACCGTTGAGATCACAGTCATCCAGCGCGACAACATCACGTCCAAGAAGATGAAAGTCAGGTTCCTTTTCCACAGCTCGACCAGCGGGTTGTTGTGGAGCGGCAAGACATTGAGCAACTGGTTCACTGCCCATCTGAAAAAGGCAGAGGTCCGCCATCGCGGGGCGAATCAGTGTCGCCATACCTTCGCTAGCCAGATGCTGTCGAGCTATGTCCCGGTCGAATGGGTTGCCCGTCAACTTGGCCATGCTGATACAACGATGGTGAGAAAGCATTACGGAAGGTGGATACCGAAAGACACAAAGAGCATGGCTGGCATAGTTTCCAAAATGCTAGGTTTTAGAGAGGAATAAATGTTGAAGTGCGCATGGACGCCCGCTAGCAAGGGCTAATTACACTAAATGCATATTGACAATTTTCAATACATCCAACTTCAAGGAGGATTTATTGTAGTTGTGCCGAATCATCTTGCTCATAAATAGATCGTCACAATGCTCGCCATTTAGGATCGCACGCTCAACGAGTCTTTCCCCCCAATAATCGTTACGGCCAATCTCGCTCCAAACGGTATGGCCTCCTTGATGAAAACTGACTTCTGCACCGATAACAAACTTACAAGCTAATTCAATCTGTTCAATATCAAAGGAAAACGAATTATCGAGACGTTTTTTTCTATAGGCGTATTTCCCGTCTCTAAGAGCGAGGAGAGTTTTAATCTCATCTTGCGGAATTTTGCAAGCCTGCAAGGCGTCTAAAAATCCAAAAACAAATATGCCGTCTAGAGCATTCTTGCAATATATGCAACTTCTCAGAGATACGTACAACAAATCACACAACCACAGACGACCAATATCATTGCGCGGAAACCAGTCGATGGATGCTATGAACTCCGTAGTTTCTTTCAAAAGGTTTTGTATCTGATCATAAGGGGGTCTAAACCCTTTAAACTCAAGCAAGAGCTTTTCATCTCCACTAATAAACTTAGAGTCCACGTCGAGATGTGTTAAAAACAGCGAACCTTTGTTTCGCATCCTCCTTATTGTTTCCGTAGAATAGAATGAGACATCACCGTATTTCATGACAATCGATTTAAAATCCGGGCGTCGCCCAGACCAAATACAGACAAGATCTAGATCACTATTTTCGTTCGTATCTCCCCGTGCGACGGAGCCACATTCAATTATTACGAAAGACATTATTTAACTATCCTTTTGACTATGATAGCCGTAACAACTGCGCACCACCCAACAGAAATCAATAAGAACACCCCCGTAATAAATAGCGGCAGGAGATCATGAGAAGGAGTCAACTCGCCATATCCCACGGTCGTGAAAGAGACCACAGAAAAGTAAAGAACTTCCCAAAAGCTTGCATCTTCCTTGAGCATATTCCCACACATCAAAAAAGCAAACACAAATACTATTATGATAGTAACAAGGAGTGTGTTAACGATCCCATAGCCGTACCCCATGAAGTAATCGTACAGCAGGTTCCAAAAGAACCTTATTAAGTTCGGCTTCTTTCCGCGCAAGTACTGATAGCGGAGGTAAAACTGAAATTTTTTATCCGCGTACATTGCAAATTTTTCTTGATGCATAGATTTGAAGTTTTTATACAGCGCTTGAAAGAGCCAAGTATTAACATTAGATCTATCCCAATGCCAATCATCGCTAAACTTAATGGTACGAGGATCGAGATACGTTTCTGAAAATCTAGTTTTGTAAAAATAACATTCTGAAAATACAGATTTATGAAACTCAACGTCCGAAAAAAATGCCCCATTAAAAGAGCACCCTTCGAAGGAACAGCTACTAAATGTGAAGCCTTTAATTTTTTCCAGTGCAAAAACGCAATTCACAAACGTTATTTTTTCCTTGCGACGCTGAGCAGCTGAGTACTCAATCGAAGGGAAATGAATTATCGCCGATGTTATGACATCATTTTTATAAATATTATTAATAGGATAGCTTAGGACAAGCTCCTCAGACACACCAAATCCGCTAAAGGTGGTCTTTTTTCTCCAATTCCAAAAGCGGTGGATAGTCCTTAATAAGCCGACGGCTCGCTCCCTGATGCTTTTGATCATTTTTTTGTCCAGATGCCATTGGGGGTAAATATCCATACTGCGATTGCTGTTGTTGCATATGCACCCAGCGGTCAAACCAAAGCTCCGATGCCAACAGCATCGTCCCACAAGCGATGTTGAGTTGTCGAACCACAT